CAGCGCCATTGGCCATCCGCATTTCTATCAGCACGCGCAATCTCTCTACCAGCAGGCCGCCGCGCACCTTTCCGCGAGGGAAGGTCGAGAAATCGCCCCGCACGAAGTGCAGGCCACCACTTGGGGTGTGCGCAAGCGGATCAACGACGAGGACGAAGACTTCAAGAACAAGGGCAATCAGACCCTTGAACGCAAGAACCGCGAGAAGTGGCAGGACTACCACAAAGAGCACACGGACAGCGGATTCGCCAGCGAATCCGCCGAGCCGGGCATGCGGAATATGCACGCCCGGCGGAACGCGTCCACCCGGGGCCGCCGGGGGCGACGCTGACGCCGTAGGCCCCCGGCTGGCTTACGGCGAGACCAAGGCGCCCGCCGAGGTGGACACTTTGCGGGACGAGAGCTGCCCGGTGTGCGGGGAGGACTCCGCCTGGGACGGCGATGAGTGCAAGGTCTGTGGCTTCGTCGCGCCGCCGGACAAGTTCGGTGACCCCGACGTCGACATGCACAAGAAGCTCGACCTGCGCAACAACGACGACCTGGACGGTGGCGACGTCGCCGACCTCAACGCCGATACCAACGACCGGGACGGCGACGGGTTCGACGACAACACCGGCGAGCCGATCACCGACGAGGACCAGGCCGGCGCCGACGACGTACAGCCGATGCTGTCCTGCCCGAGCTGCGGCTACGAGGTGGAGGCCGGCGAGCCGGTCAGCACCAACACCGCCGACCCGACGATGGGCGACGCCGGAGCCGGCCCGGCCGCCGGGGACCTGTGCCCGAACTGCGGCAAGGCCCCGCTGGAATCCCCCGGCGAGCTGACCGAGGAGGGCATGCCGGCACCGGAGGACGCCGAGCAAGACCCGGCTGAGCTGGATGCCGAGTTGGATGTCGAGGAAAACCCGGAGCAAGACCCGAACGCCATTCCCAATAATGACGACGAAGCGCCGGGAGAAAAGCCCTTCGCCGACGATGGGGATGAAGAAGAGGACGACGAGGAAGACGGCCAGGACGACGAAGAGCCGCCTGCCAAGAAGCCCTTCCCACCACGGAAGAAATGAAACACCCCGTCCCGCATGACGAAGGAGCAGATTAGTCATGTCCCGTCCCGCGCTCGCCGCCCTCGCGGAGCAGCAGCAACTGATCAATGCCCAGGCCCAGAGGATCACCGCCCAGGACCGCCAGCTCGCGGCCCAGAGCCAGATCATCGGGCAGTTCAAGCGGGCCTTCGCCAGCCAGCGCAACGAGATCGTCGCGCTCGGTCGGGGGCTGCGGGCCATCGCCCAGGCGGCCGGTATCGAGGGCCACGTGCGCACCGCGATGCTGCGTACCGCCGACGAGCAGAACCCGGCCGAGCCGGTGCCCGAGCCGCCGGCTGTGCCGCCGACCCAGACCACCCAGGACGCCAAGACTCCCGAGGCCTTCGGCGATGTCCAGGCGCCGGGTCTGGTGCCGGGCTCGACCAACGACGTGGCGGCCGACACGACCAGCACCGTCTACACCCCCGGGGACGACATCCCGGGCCCGGCGGTGAAGAACCTGGTCGACGTCACCGCCCCGGTGGACGGCACCCAGAACCCCCGGCCGTTGGACGAGGTGCGCACCCTGACCGACGTGCGGGTGGGTGACCCGATGAACCCGCAGACGGCGTTCCCGCTGCGTGGCGACTTCGCCAACGCCCAGCGGCTCGGCGCCCGAGAGGCGGCCAGCAACCGCACCATGGCCGCGCTGCGACTGGCGCGGCTGCGGATGCAGGCCGGGGTGGCCCAGGGTGACTCCGACTTCGAGGTGGCCGCCGGCATCGAGCGGGACGCCGCGATGACCACCGAGACGATCGAGGCCGAGATCAGGACCCTGGACGGGGTCAGCAAGGCCGCCGCCGCCAAGCAACAGCGCCCGGCCGGTCTGGTGCCCCGCGCGGCCTCGGCCAACGGCGGGCGCAGCGTGCCGTCCATGCAGCAGGTGACCGCCGGCAACGGCGGCGCGGCGGCCACCGACGACGACGTGGCCGACGCGGACCTGTTCCTGAGCTGAGCTTGCCCCCTCCCCTCCCGGACCCGGGGGAGGGAGCGACGGGGACCCCGGTCGTATCGCCCGACGGCCGGGGTCCTTTCCATCTCTAGGCAACAGCCTGGGCGCGGGCCGCTTCGATGTAGTCGGCCAGCGCGCGCAGCACGTCCACGTTGTCTGCCAAAAGCCCGATGGCGCGGTTGCAGTTCGGGCAGAGAATGCCTCGGTTCACGTTGGTCTCATGGCAATGATCAACGGGGAACCGTTTTCCTTCAGCGCGCGAGCGAGGGATCGCTCTACCGCACTTGCACTTCCACTCCTGGGCAGCCGCCATCTCGTCGTACTCCTCGGGCGTGATGCCGTAGGCCTTCAGCAAGGCCTTCCGCTGGGCATACCCCTCGGTACGAGCGTGGTAGTCCTTCTGCCAGGCCGTATATCGCTCCCTGTGACCTGGCTGTTGACGACGAGCCAGCTCTCTGCGCACCGCCGCCGTTCCGCAACGGAACGACCCCGACCGGCCGTCACTTTTCACCTTGACCGGGCCACAGCTCGCGCAGACCGCTGTCCGCGCTTCCCGGTTCAGCTCCGAGAGCCGATGGACGTGTTTTCCCATGAGGCCGAATATAACGGCCGAATGTCACGGCTTGATCACAAGGGCGGTCCTGTCATTTTTGTCCCGAGACCCCGGCTAAGAGGTGAAGGGACAGGGCACTCCAGAAGGGGCCCTCCGCATTCTCGGAGAATGGAGGAAGAAAAGTGCTCCGAGTGCCACTTAACAAGTCCTACATTAAGCGGACTATCCGTCCATTGTATGGATGGACCCAGGCGACCCCGAAGAGTCAGTTCATCGACCCGGCGTGGAACAGCGCGGTAGATATCTACCCGGGCATGGTGATGATGAAGACCGTCGGGGAGTCGGTGTCGCTGATCGACGCGGTCGGCAAGCCGATGGGCCTCGCCGCGTTCTACATGGCGCCGGTCTACGGCATCGACGAGATCACCGAGCAGGGTGTCAACGCCGCTGCGGTGTGGGTGCTGGACCCGGACGCGGAGTTCGAGGTGCTGGACCCGGCCTTCGACAGCACGCTGTCCTGGGTGGAGCCCACCGACGGCACCACGTTGCTGATCGGCGCCTACACCTCCGGCGCGAAGCGCGGCCGACTGTGCCCGATGGGTACCGCCGGAGCGACCGCCAAGGCCGTCGCCAAGCTGATCAAGGTCAGCTCGGCGACCAAGATCACTATCGGTGGTCTTTCGCCGAGCGATCTCTAACCCACAACCAGCGAAGAGGAGGAAGTACATGAGCGCACCTGTCCTCGCTGGTGGGGGTTTGAGGCCCCGGCAGGCGAAGAAGAGCGACGACTACGTCAGCAAGATCCTTGCGCGGCAGCAGAACGGCCAGGGCCTCACCCACGAGGGCAAGGTCGACAAGATGGCCCTGATCCTCTCCGACGAGGTCAGCGGCATCAAGCGCCTCGGCGTGGGCATGATCGGCCCGATCCAGCTGAAGCTGCGCTACCAGGGCATCACCCGCAACGTGCTGATCGAGGACCCGGTCACTCCCGGTACCCCGGTCGAGTACGACGTGTGGGACGACCTGGGCCAGGCCTACATCATGTCGGGCCACGAGGGTGAAGTTCGGATCACGCCCTTCGAGGGCAAGCGCGTCCCGGTGCGGTTCTTCCGCATCGCCTCGCGCCCGGCGATCCGCAAGGAGGACCTGCTCTACCTGCGCATCAACGCGGTCGAGCAGGCCCAGGACGAGACCAAGCAGGCGATCCTCAAGCAGGAGGACGCCCGGCTGATGGTGCTGCTTCAGGCGGCGGTGAACGACTACGCCACCCGGGCCGACCACATCGTCACGCCGAACCACAACGTCACGGAGACCTCGGGTTACTACACCCCGGCGTCGCTCTACACCGCCGTGGCGCAGACGGACATGCACGAGCTTCAGTCCGCCCGGCTGATGGTCAACCCGTATGACTACCGGGACTTCTTCCGGTGGGACATCAACACCACCGGTTGGGCCTTCAAGGACCGCGTGGTGGCCGGCGAGACCATCACCACGTTCGGCGAGTTCCAGATCCAGCGTTCGATCATGGTTCCGCAGAAGACGATGTTCCTGACGCCGGAGCCGAACTTCCTGGGTGTCTTCCCGGTTCTCTACTCCCTGGACGTGGAGGAGAACCACAACGTGGAGGCGTTCTGGAAGGGCTGGGTCTTCGACGAGATGGTGTCGATGGCGATCCTGAATCCGCGCGGGATTGCAACAATCACCAAGCCCTGATCCCGCGCAGGGGAAATGTCGGAAATGGCAGCAGACTCGTTTGTCGAGCTGCTGCCATTTCTGATTTAAGACCATAAAATCTGGAGGACGGAATGGCCCACAGCGTTCGTACCAACCTGCCACTCACCCAGCTCCCGCTCGGTAGCGGGTCCGCCACCCAACGCGTTGAAGCGGTTGACACCGTAGTGCTGCTGACCGACGACGAGTTCGCTCGGCTGCCCAGCAACGTCTTCTCCAACGGCACGCTTGATGATCTCGGCGCGCTGCCCTCTAGCGGCGACGCGGTGACCATCCAGTCCGCGCTGGTCGCCGCCCCGGCCGCGCTCACCTCCTCCGTCGCCGTCGCCTCGCCCACCAAGGCCGAGTACGACGCGCTGCGCGCCGACGTCTCCGCGTTGCGCACCACGGTGGCGAACCTGCTGGTGGCACTCAAGGGCGCCGGCCTGCCGATGTCGCCGACCTGATCGGAGTCGTGAGATCGCGGGGTTGTCATAGCGGAGGGCCGGTGGAATGACCAAGCACGACACCCCCGTCGTCCTGCTGCCCGGCGCGGCGCCCACCGGCCCTACCCACGCCACACCCAAGTCCTACGTGGACACCCGGGCCGCGCCGGCC